AATGCGCTCCGGGATGCGACTGCGAACACGGGCCCGGGTGCTGAAGGTGAAGAAACGCCGGAAGGCGCGCAGGAAGGCGAAGAAACGCCGATCGATAAGATGCTCAAGGATATCGACGCGCTGCTAACGAAGGCTGAAACCGCGGGAGTAACGGCAGCGACAGGCGTCCAGGGCGTAGACCTTGAAAGCGAAGAGGAAGAAGACGACGATGACGAGGAAGAGGCTGTTACGAAGGCTGCGGCGACTGCGTTGGCTCTTCGGCGCTGGCGCGAGAACAGCCGGAACCGCCTAAAGAAGGGCAGGGCTCCTCGTAAGTTCGTAGACTCGAACCTCTCACCGGAGGCGCATCAGGCTATATGGTCGAAGCTGGAGAAAGCGAAGACGCGCGTGCAGGTGGACGCCGCCTTCAAGGCCAGCCCAAAAGCTAAGCCGGCGCGGCCGGCGTTCCACCACAACGCTGACGCGATCGTCGCACACTACGGTCCGGTGATTGCGGCCGCGCTAGGTAAGCTGTTCAGCGCGAGTGCGCTCAAAGCGGCGTACAAAGCGGCCGAGACCACGAAGACTTCAGCTAAGAAGAACGCTCCTATCGAGCCTCCTGACCTACAGCAAAGCGCGACGGCTGAATGCTGTGGCAACTGTAAGATGTTCATGAACGCGCATGATGGTGTGGGTGTGTGTTGGGGGTACGGCTTCTGGCCGGTCAAGGAGGGACTGACCTGCGATAGCTGGTCTTTGTCGGCCGATGGTGTAACGAAGGCGGCGGAACCTGATCCGGTAGCAGCAGCGGCGATGTCATCGCTTGAGGCCGCAAGTAGCGATCCCAAGACGCTAGAAAAGTTGCTGCGGGACCTGTACGGCGATAGTTTTTTGCAAGGCGCCCACGACGCGACAGCAGCCGTGAATAAAGGTTCTATCATTGCATCATTGGCGGATGTGGCCGCGCAGCCTGACGCCGCGTACTGGAATGATTGGGTGCCGGGGTTCGGAGAGGCAGCGGCACTGGCGGCGGACGGCGGTATGGCGTCCATGCTGGACAACGCCGGGATCACGATCCAGGGCATGACGGATACGAGCATTGAACGGATCGGCAACGCGATCAGTGACGGCTTGAGTCAAGGTTTGTCATACGAACAGACAGCTAAATCGCTCGATGCGGTGACAGAAGACGCGAGCCGGAGCGACGCGATAGCGAACACTGAGTATGCGCGGGCGATGACGACCGCGAGCGTGGAAACTTATAAGGACGCAGGAGTTACAGAAGTGAACTGGCTTGCAGAGGGCGACGCGTGTCCGATCTGTGACGCACTAGCCGCAGAATCTCCGATCCCGATTGACGGGGAAGAACCTCCAGCTCATCCATCGTGCAGATGCGCACTTGCGCCTGTTGTGAACTTGGACGTGCCGGCTGACGAAGCGACACCGGAAGAATAGGAGGCTGAGTTATCTCCAAGCATGTTTTGCGGATTGAATCGCTGCAAAATAAGCGAGAGCTTGCTCTCCGCGCAACTCAAACAGGTTCTTGATAGTTTCGCAACTTTGATTTGGCTCTCCTCCAAGAATGATATACGCGTCTTTGGTGCGCCCGTGTCCGCAACAGGCATGTGAAGCGTAGGGGATTGGTCCTAAACATATGTCAGGTCCGGCAGGGCATACCTTGAGGCAAGCTGGACAAAACCGTTCGCTGCCGCTTTGATACTGCCCCGCTATTGGTAAGTCCATCAAAACACCTTTCTAGTTAGGTGAAAGCCGACTCCGTAGCCTGAGGAACAAAACGCAGTAAAGGAGAGCAACATAGACATACCTAAAGCGGAGGCTATAAAGGCTACGTTTATATCCCTCGCAAATCTAGAAGAGGAGGCGAAAGCCCTTCTTGACCTGGCCAAGGCGGATAAGATTGTGGCTGTAAGCCGAGCCAAGAGAGCGCGAATGATGAAGGAAAAAGGTACCCCTCAAAAGCGCCCCAACCTTTCATCTCGTTAGGGGGTTTGGCCTCTACGCACCTCGCTCAACAAAGAGGCGTTCCATTCTTGCTGCTCCTTCTCTGAAAGAACATGACCGTGCATCTTTATTTGTTCCTTCTCTGAAAGAACGCTCTTGCGAGTAATCTCACCGTCTCCTCTTTTCCTCCGCAACGCCGCCACTAGTGCGTCTTCTGTACGGGTCAGCCATTCGTACATATCCTCAAAATCAGCACGGTCAATATCGTCTTCCTCAAGGCAATCTGAGATAGTTTTCATTAGGGAGCGAAGCTCGCTGTATGCTTTATCGGGCTTGCCCCCAACCTGCTTTGCAAGAGCCCGTCGCGCCCGCCTCTCCCGATCCTCCTTTTCTTTGGTCTCGCGCTCTTGGAGAGCAATGCGGGCTTCGCGCGCACGTTGCGCCGCTCTATCCGCCTCCTTTGATCGGTCAGGCTCCGGAGCAGACGGAAGCGAGAGAGGATCTATTCCGAGGTCGATGCAGGTAGTAAACACAAATGCCCAGTAGTATCGGCCGAGGTTAGTGTGCAGCGAAGGCCGAGTCGCTCCCCTAGCTACAGCTTTATCGCGCGCGATGCTTACAGAAATCCCATGCTGATCTAATAGAGCCTCGAAAGCCCCTGCTGGCACATACGAATAACCTAGCTTTCGCAAACGATAGAAAAAGCCGATGTCGTCGTCATCGGTGTCGAATTGGCTCAACACGTCTTGAAGGTTTCCACGTTGCGCACAAGCGGCGTAATGTCTCCATTCGCGGCGTAGCGGCGTCTTTATCAAACGATCACCGATCTCCAAATCCTGCCTTAGAAATGGGTCCTCTAGAAGATCAAGAAACCCGATCCCAGCCTCGGTAATGATGCGAGCGTTTTCTGCGGCGGTTTGCGCCTCTTGTTGTTTTTCTGATTTGAAGAACAACTCTGCGATCTTTGCGCTACGCGCCAGGCGATCAAGCCCGTCGAAATCGTGATCCTCTACGAGGTCTTGAACCGCGCGGATGATTTGATCGGGATCAGAAAACTGCAAATCGTTGGTTTGGACTGCTACGGCTGTAGACATGGGATGTCCTCCTTACTTGGGTTTTAGAAAGGGCATCCGTGCCCTACTACCTAGCCCCGCATCCATGCAGAACTACAGATTACCAGCTCGTATGCCTGCCTGTCAAGGGGCAGCCCCCCAAATCTTCTTAGCGCAACCGACCCCCATAAGGGCCAGCCGAAGCCCCCAAAGCACCATATATAGGCCATAACAGCCCTTACCGCACCACATATGGCGCATAAGCCTTACTTGGCAGAGTAGAGAAGCGGGCATCTCGCCTGGCTCATAACCAGGAGATCGGTGGTTCAAATCCATCCTCTGCTATCGCCGCCGACCACCAGATCGCGCGGTCGACCCGACCCTAACGAGGGCGATGAGAACACCGAGCGGGATAGTGATGGAGGCGCTGGCGAACGGGCGCACACAGCCGAACACCCGGGTTGCCCGGATCGCAGGTGCGAAGCCTGCTCCCGCACGAACTAGGAAGTACAAAGAAATCTAACCCCGTATAAAGGAGCAGGACAATGCTACGCAGCCAGATCGAAGCGTCATGGGCCGCTACAGGCGGAACCGGACTGCCCCCACTCGCGGGCGCAAGTGAACAGACAGAAGCCGAAGCTGGCGCGAAAACGACTGCGGAAGGGCTCATCGCTACCGCCAAAACGTCGATCCTCGCCGCGTCCAAAGTTACCTCTGAAGCCGAGGTCAAAGTAGAGACAGAAGCACGCGAAACCGCGTCCGCCTTGGCGGTCGAAGCCCTGGAAATCGAAATCGCCGCAGCACAATCCGCCGCTGAAGCCGCCGCGAAAGTTGAAGTCGAAGCGAAGACAACGATCCAGCTACTGTCCGCTGAACTCGTCAGGCTAGAAACGGCTGCTGACAAAGCTAACGAAGAACTCCGCGTAAAGAACGCGAAGATCCTCTCCCTGACGAGCAAATAGCATGGCCGTTCCGCTCCTCATCGTCAACATCAAGCCCGGCGAATGGCTCGCCGACTTCCAAGGCACCTACCAGGCAGGCGCCACCTACCAGGCCGGGCAGATGGTCAAAGAAGGCGAAAACGTCTGGTCGTGCTTGAAAAAGACGACAGGCAACACGCCCGAAGAAGGCTCACCCTACTGGGGCTTCCTCGGCAACGCACTCACAGCCGTCGGCACGTACGTAGAAGAAGTAGCCGAAGCCGCAGAACAGCGCGCAATCGCATCCGCGAAAGTGAACTCAGCAGGCACCGCGTGGGTCGCCGTAGAATCCCTCGCAACAGGCGCAGAAGAAAAGGTTGCACCAGCACCGAAACTCGAAGTGCGCAATGAGAGTGCTCTGTCAGTAGCACGCATCCAAGGCGGCGTGACGATGAAAGCCGGTAAAGAAGTCGCCGCGAACGCTCAGCTGTTCGTGCTCCCGGTCGGTTATCGACCCACCGCAACAGTGGTGGTAGCTGCGACCGACAGCCTCAAAACGATCCGGCAAGTAACGATCACCGCAGCGGGTGTCGTTTCGCTCGGTACAGCCCTCAAAACCGTCGAGACAGTCAACTTCGACGGTATTACCTTCCCTACGACTTAGGAGACAGCATGGGCGATATTCACATCCATAACTACCACGCATCAGCCGCGCCTTCCTGTGTCGTGAAGGAGTCGATCCCGCCCGTAGACACCGATCTTGTGGCGGTCAACGTCATCAAGGCACAGGACGAGCGGCGCTACTCCTTGGGACTCGCGTACCCGGCTATGCGCGCGGACAAGGCTGTCGCTGCTGACGGCCACCGGGATTTTGTGTCCGCGGAGGCTTTGGAGAAGACTGCTTGGGCGTTCCTGAAGACTGGCGGCGTGAATATGCTGCATCAAGAGGGCACGGACGGTCACGCGGAGATCGTGGAGTCGTACATTTACCGCGGACCCGATTGGAATTTCACCTCCCCCGTTGACGGCAAGGGGTACGTCGTCAAGGCTGGCGATTGGATGCTCGGAACCGTATGGGATGACGAGGGCTGGCAGAAGGTAAAGGCCGGCATCATAAATGGGTTTTCACCTGAAGGCGGAGCGCGACGGGCGATTCCGACTCCTGAGCGTCTAGCTCAACTGCGGCTATGAATCTCGGCGTGGCAGTTGCGACAAAGGAGATCGCACTTAGCGATCTCTGCAAGCAACCTAGATTCACTAACGACTTCGCCCCTATGCCCTATTTCGAAGCTCTTTTGGGTTGGGTCACGGTGATGGTAATCCAGCGCGTCCGCGCACTTGCTGTATCCGCAACGAAAACAACCGGCGGCACACTTGTTTTCAGTGATCGTCCGGCGGCGCTGTTC